CCCGCCATATCGGCAACGGCTTGGTGAAAGTCTGGATCCTTTGTTTTATACGATTCAATAACTTCATCAGCACCTCTCAATCCACCTCCTGTCAGCGCGGCATAATGCACTAATACTCTTGGTTCTTGTTGTGAATAGTCGAAACTACCCCATGTGCACCCTTCATCTGGTACAAAAATGGAACGAATAAGAGGTCCTATCTCCTTGTTTCGTGCCGGGACTTGCTGTAAATTGGGATTTGAGTACGAAAATCGTCCCGTTACGGTACCTCCTCCTTCATCACTTTTCATCTGGTGTATGTTAGCGTGAATACGACCGTTGAAATTATGTCGAAGAATTGTGTCAATAAATGTAGTGTGTGCTTTATTAATCTCCCTTGCAGAAACAATCATTTTAGCAAGTGGATGTTTGTGTGTAACTAAAAAATTTTTATCAAACTTAGGTTGCTTGTTTATTGCCGTGCGGTCATATTTAATATTTAATTTATCAAACGCTTTGGCAACACTTACTGCCGCCCACACTTCTACATTAACACCTGTATCTTTTTTTACTTGCAATAAAATTTCTTTTTCCTTTTTTTGTAAATCTTTTTTTATTTTTGTGGCTTTCTCTAAATCAACGCGTACACCTTTCCATGTCATGTCTATAAGACACGGAAGTAATCGTGACTCTAAATCAAAGATAGAAGATAGTTCTTGCTTTATTAATTCTACTTTTAAATACTGCCATAGGCGCAAAGTTAAATCAGCGTCCTGTTCCGCGTACCCTCCAACATACATCGCTTCATATAAATATAAACTGGCTTTTATTTTATTTTTTGCAATGCCCATTGTGGCACCCACTTCATATAATAGAGCTTCTGATTTTTTTTCCTTTAAGTATTCCCATCCCACGCTTGTTAGATCATACCGATAACTATTTTCATTAATAAGAGGGGCAGCGAGTAATGTATCAATAATTTTTCCCTTAACATCTAATCCCCACCAACGTAACCAACCTACATCATAGCTTGCATTATGAAATATCTTGTCGCACGGTAAATCTAATATCTTTTTTAATTGTCTCTTAAATATTTTTTCATCAAAATTTCCACCACCCGGATGACGTAAAGGAAAATATCCTTTCCAACCTTCCACAGCGATAGCTACACCAAGAATATACCCGTCTCCTTTTACCCAACCCGGTCCCAGATCCATTAAGTGTGGATCGTATGTTTCTAAGTCAATTGCAATTTCTTTTGCATGAGATAAATCGGGTAGTTCTTCTGGTGGTATCCATTCGCTACCAACAGGAAACAAATTTCCTTGTGCCATAATCATCCTTTTTTTTGATCTTCTATTTCGCCAGCAATGGCCGCGTATCCCGCCATGTCCAAATAACAATCTTCCGTCTTTCTGTGTTTTAAACGAGCTACTTTAACAAGCAACATACAGATAGCCACATCATGCGGAGATATATCAAAATCTAAATAAGCGCTCCATAGCTTGGATATGTTTTCATGGTTTTGATATTTATCACCATAATCAAATTGTCGTTGCCCAGTGACAATTTTTGCCGCCTTATCTAAATATTCTTTAGTTTTCATTTTTCTCCTTTTCCTGTTTCATAAATTGCAAATCTTGTTGTAATAATTGCAAGTCAAGTTTTAAAATTTTTAAGTGCTGTTCTACGTTTTCACGTTTCAGTTTAGGTAATTGATTTTTAATTCTTTGCACTTGCTTTTGTGTTACATCCAATTGCTTCAGTGCGGTGTCTATATCAAATGACATTAAAAAGCCTCCGTAAATTCTCTATCCGATTGTGATCTCACAATGTTCAAAGTGTTTCTTGCACGCGTCATTCCCACATAGAATACACGTCTTTCTTCATCTCGTTTTCGCCAATACTCTGCATCTGTTTTACGAGACAAATCAGTCAATAACATAACATTGTCTGCTTCACCACCTTTTGATCCGTGTATCGTGGACAGTTTGATCCGTGGTTCGCGTCTAATGTTTTCTTTACGACGTAAACACATACGGACATATGTTTTTTTCTGAGGCTCAATATTTTCTAAAGCCTTAAACCAAGGCAATTCTTTATCGACTTTTAATCCGTAGTCCGCTGTTAATGTATCAAAAGTAAATAACTTTTCTTTATCAACATTCTTCATCGCTTTGTGTTCTTTTGCAACGCCTGTACCTGTTTTAATATAATTATAAAATGATTTAACTCTTTTTATATTAAGTGACTTTCCTTTGCGTACATCTTCCCACGCAAGAACAGCGTCCTGTACGCGCTTGTTAATAGATGTTCTATCTCCTCGCGCAAAATAATAACCATAAATTCGTAAATCTTCTTCTAATGTATCTAAACGATATCTGTCTCTTGCAAGAATAAGCCAGTTACCTTCTTTCATTTTTTGTAATTGTTCAACAGGATAAATGTTTACTTGTCCCTCTTCATCCCGTGCTGTCCATTCTTTATCCACTCTATCTTGTACACGCTTGATAAGTTTATCAGCCTTTGCATGAATTAATTTTGACAGGCGATATGATTTATTTAATATAGTTCGTTTTCCTTCCATATTCATTAAATATTCTGGTCTTGCACCCGCCCAACGATAAATTGCTTGATCATCATCGCCGGCTACATAAACACGCTTTGCATTCGTTACAACACGCTCTACCATTTTCCATTGTAGCCAACTAAGGTCTTGTGCTTCATCAATAATCACCACATCAAAATTTGGCATAGTGTCATAATGTTTTTGATTAAAATCAACAATCATGTCTGTCATGTCATATTTATTTCTTGCCCGCTTGTACTTAATTAATGCTTCATCAATATATTTTAATTTTAAAATACCGCCCGGCAAATGTCCTATGCTAGGATCATTAAAAAAGTTTTCTGTCGTAAGTCCTCTCACTTTTGCTCCATCAATTACTTGCATGAATACGTCGTCTGGAAAACTCGTACCATATGCTTTCACATTTTTATTGGGGTTACTTAATTTTATCTGTAATTTATTTGATAAAAAACTATAATCATTATCACTCATTATGTTTTCTTCTTTTAAATGTAACTCTCTATACGCTAAACTGTGCAGCGTACGAAAGTTCATAAAGTCTTTTGTATTATAATTTAATTGTGAAATAGCACGCGATAGTGCTTCATCTGCCGCTTGATTAGTAAAAGCAAGATAAGCAATTTTACTAGGGTCTACTTTGTTTTCACGCAACTCCTTTTCTACAATGCGAAGTAAGTGTGTTGTCTTGCCTGTTCCCGGTGGTCCAAATATAATATTTCTCAAAACGGTGTATCCTCTCCCATGTCCGGTGTTTTATATTCTTCATTATTTTTCTTCGTCCAAGGTACATACCAAAGATACGCTGGTTTACCCTTTACTCTACGTCTTATATCCCCTCCACCCAACTTGTTTCGAATATGCGCTGTCATTTCTGTAGTATTAAAATCTTTAAAATCATTTTTCTTTAAAAACTTTTGTAGCCATTCCGATTTAAAGTAAGCTGTTTCTTTTTTAACTTTACCGTCTTTTTCTTCATATTCTCTTTCCTCAAATAAAGCTTTTCCCATATCTATTTCATCTATATTTTCTGCTTCTCCTTGATCCTCCAAGAAATGAGAAAGTAAATTTTCAAATCTACCAGTCTTTGTAATCTCTGTAGGCATTTTTATAACTTCAAAATCTTGTAATAATGCTTGTATACGACTATCCCAATCATTAGGTCTCATCATATTAGGCATTTCATTAATTTCATTTAGACATGCTTTTCGAAATTTATGTTGATCATATAACTGATCCGTATTTAATTTAAGTCTTCGTCCATTAATATTTAAAAACCAAATTGATTCATCACTTTCAAATTTTGTTAAGTCGCTTACTTGATGATCAAAAGAATTACCTATACCATATTGTTTACCCCGGCATAAATTCTGTGAACATACAGCGCACATAGGTTGATCTTTACATTTATATTTATAATCTTTTTTCTCATGCTGTCTTATTGTTTTGACAACTTGTTGTGCCGGCAATGGTGTTTCCATATACTTGTGATTAAATTCTTCTATCTTTTCTTGCCAATTATCCGGCCATTTCTTTTTTGCATACACTGCATACTGATACAAAGTATTATCTCTTCCACCCGGCGGTATTCCTTGTGACATTAATGTTGCTAGACAAGGCGGTCCATCATTTAATTCAACATTATTTTTTCTTTTAATTTTAAATTCTTTTAAATCTTTTTCGGTCGTACAATAAGTATCATATAAAGAAAAGAAAACGTCCAGACTAGCCCCGCTACCATCATCGCTAAAGCCATGACGCATAGAATCATCACCACCCCAATAGGGAAGATTAAGAAAGTTTCCAGTGTCTCCACGATCCGCTTGTATCTCAATTTGTTTTGGAAATATTTCACAATTTGCATAACCTAATTCTCCTGCCCATTCTTGTAGTTTATCACGAACCAACTTCGCTTGCACG